GCCCGCGCCGGCAATCCGCAACCCGAAATCCACGATCTCCGATTCCGTCGTCGCGAAGTTGTTGCCGAGCGCGACAATCGTGGAGCCGAGCCGGTCGAACTGCGACTGCGGCATCTGGGTGATATTCGCGAGCCGCGCCAGCGCCGTCGCCGCTTGGTCCGACGACAGATTCGTCGTGACCCCAAGCTTCGCCATGACCTCGGTGAAGCCGAGAATGTTCTCCGTCTTGATGCCGAGCTGTCCGGCCGCTTCACCAATGCGGTTCAGCTCGTTGACGTTGATCGGGATCGTCTTGGACAGATCCCGCATTCCCGTCGCGAGCTTGGCGAACTCCTGCTCGGTCGCGTTGACGGTCTTGCGGATGCCCGCGAACGACGACTCGAAGTCGATGAACGCTTTCGATGACGCCGCGACCGCCCCCGCGAGTGGCAGCGTGATCGCCTTGGTGAGCGTAGAGCCGACTGCCGTCGCCTGCTGGCCGACGCTCCGCAGATCCTTGCTCCACTGCTTCGCGGCCTTGGAGCTATCGCGCAGCATCTGCTCGAACTGGGCACTGTTGCCCGTGAGCAGGACACGCAGGACGCCGACAGTCAGCGCACTAGCCACGATCCGTCGCCTTCCGCCGCGATCGCGACCGCAGGGGGATGTTGTAGATGGTGCTCAGCATCGAGAGTTGCGCCTTCTGCTCACGCACCGACTGCACGCGCCCGCGTGTGCGCGGGGCCAACAGCGACTTCAACGATGGCAGCCGCTTGCCGCGCGAGAGGGTGGCAACCGTCCATGCCAGCCGCATGTCCCGGTCGTGCTCGTCCAGCGTGCGCTCGCGCTGCAGGACGAACTCGCGGAACAGATCGCGGATCGTGCTGCCCCAGAACTCGTCCCGGCTCAGTCCCGCGCGCCGCGCCTGGAGGTAGAGCGTCCGCCAGTCCCAGCCGCGTCGTCCTGAGCCGCCGGAGGGCGGGCCTCGCGCTCTCCCTTCACCGATCCGAGCAGCGTCTGCTCATCCTCTGGGTCCGGTGTCGTTGCGCTCAGCGCGGACTGCATCTTCACCGCCAGTTCCCCGAGTCCGCCCACGCGGTCGATCAACTCGCCGACTTCTTTCAGCGTCAGCTTGTGATACTTCAGCAGGCCCGCCCAGACGAGCGCCCGCTGATACTTGATGCTGCCCTTGTTGACCCGCTCGATCACGTCCTGAAACGTGACCTCGCGATCCGGCGTGGAGAACAGATCCTCCAGTTGGACCATCGCCTCCGTGGTGATCACGTAGGTGTAGGTCGTGCCGTCGATCGTCTGATCGATCTCGCCGCGCTCCCGATTCGCCATGCCCTCCGTCGTCCGCTCGCTTTCTGCGCGCGTGATGATTCGCTGGTGTTGTCCGGTCCCGCGTTCACTGCCGATCCCGCGCTTGCATCCCCGCCGGGAGGACCGGACAACCCGCTCAGGTCAGGTCCGCCCGTTACGGCAGGCTGCCCGAGTAGTCGCTGACCGGCGTGATCTCCGCCGTGAAGTTCACCTTGTCGTCCGGCCCGATCTCGCCCGGCTGGAAGCTGGTGACGATGCCGCGGAACGGCCACTCCGTCCCCGGCGACCCATCGCTGAGCACGATCTTGAAGTTCCGCGGCCGCCGGTCGATCGAGAACTTCAGCAGGCCTCCGCTCGCGAACGACCCCGAGCCGCCACCGGCACGCGACTGCGACTCGTGCGATGGCCGCCAGTTACCCGTGATCGTGAACGGTCCGCTGTCGCGCAACCCCGCCAGCTTCGTGCGATGCGCGTTCGCCACCCGCAGGTGCGTCTTCTCGATCACCGCCGTGCTGATAGCTCCAGGCGTGATCGACGTGATGTCGGCGATCGCCTCGAAGCTCTCCGGGCTGGCCCCGTCGCCGACCATGAGCTGCGATCCCCAGCCGTGGAACGCTTCGCCCTCGTAAAACGTGTCCGTGACATTCGCCATGTGCTCGTCCCTCTGTGTCGCCTACGCCTACGCCCACCGCCACCAGACGATGAAGTCCTGGCTGTGATTCACCGATCGCAGTTCCCCGGCCTCGTACAGCACGCGACGGTTGTCCACCATCGCCCCCATCACGGTGATCGCCGGGCTGCCCACCGTGAACCGCTTGCCGCTCAACGCCCCGCGTACCGCCTCTGCCACCGCGTGCGCCGCCGCATACGGATCGGTGCCGTTGCCTTCCGCCGCGTAGGCATCGACCTGCACGCGCGCGCGGATCGCTCCGTCCTCCCCGCGCAACTGGTAGGTGCGCGGTTCGGAGATGAGCTGCACGCGGATGGCCGGGAGCGTCGGCTTCTGCGGGAGCGTCAGTTGGTAGATCCGCGTGCTCACCAGGGCAGTGACATCCGCACTGGCCTGCAGCCGCTCGATTACCGCCTGCTCAACCGTCACACCAACGGTCCCGGCCCGCTCGGCATCGTCGGCACCGTCACGGTGCGCTGGATGCCCCGTCCCGCCAACTCACGCCACAGCGCCTGCCCGATTACCGACAGCGCGCGCTGCGCTTCCCCATCCAGCGCGGGCCGCAGATACGGATGCGCGGCGTGATGTTTCGTGCCCAACTCCTGAAACGAGCCGTAGAACACGTTCTTCGTCGGCCCGATCGCCACGCCCACCGGATCGCCGCCCGTCGCCCGCGCCGTCATCAGGCCGATGTTTTCGGCGAGGTTGGGATCCTTCGGGTTGCCCCGCGGGGCCAGCGCGCTCGCACGCTTCTGAATCAGCGCGCCGCCTTCCGCCAGCGCCTCACGGAAGAACCGCTTCGAGACACGCGCGGGGAGCATGGCGAGATTCGCCGCCAACTCCTCGCCGCCCTCGAATCGGAACTCCACCTTCATCAGCCCACCTTCGCCAGCGTGACCAGCTCGATCCCGTCACGCCGCCCGATCACCGACGCCTCGACGATGTCGTAGGTGCGCCCCTGGTAGACGAGCCGTCGCACCTTCGCCACGTCCACCAGTTCGGGATCCATGTCCGTCCGGTACCCCATCTCCCATCGGGTATCCGCACTCGCCGAGAGCTGACCGAACTCGTACCGCTCGCGCGCGCGCATGTCCTGTTTCTGCATCCACACCGTCGCCAGCGTCGTCCAACTGCTCGTCGGGAAGCCGCTCGATCCCGTGCCCTCCGTCAACTGCTGCACCGTTACCGCGCGATCCCGCGCGCCCGGCTCCAGTGGGATGCTGCCGCCCTTGAACAGGTCGCGCCTTGCCACGTCAGAACACCCGATAGGGCTGCCACAGGGACCGCGCCCGAATCAGCGCAGGGTTCTGGTTGTACGCATGCACCGATTCGGAGCGCTGTTTGTACAGTTCGCCGATCACCAGCAGCCGCCCGTGCGTGATCGGTTCCGGCACGTCTACCGTGGCCGGACTGCCCGTCGAGGGATAGCCCGCCCGGTACGTCACCGTCACCGCGCCCGGCTGCACGCGCGTACTCGGCCACGTCTCGTTGTAAGCCGGCGTGATCCACCCGTACCGCGCACGCGGCCCCGTCGGCCGACTCACGATGTAGGAGCTCGTGTCCAGCGTCTGCGTCACGCCGTCGTCGTCCACGTAGGTGATCGACGTGACCTCGATCAGCGGCGGACGCGGCAGCACAATCGCGCACGCGCCCCGCGGAAACCGCTCCAGCGACAACGTCAACGTCTGCGGCAACAGCGCGCGGCCCGTGAAGTCCTCGAAGGCTTGCCGGGACGCGGCCATCAGGCTCTCGACATAGTCGTCCTCGGCGGTCCCGTTCGCGCAGCGCAAGTGGTGATCGCGCACGAACGCCAGCGTCAACGGGTCATCGTCCGCGCTCGGCCCCGTGACGACCGAGACATACCCGTCCGTCACGCCAGCGCCTCCGCGATCGGCGCACGCGGAAACACCGTCAGCGCCGTCTCCCGCGAGGCGTTAATCACCTCGATCCCCACCTCGCGCAGCAGCGGAGCCACGCGCGTGAACTTGTCGAGGAAGGTCTGATACGGAGAGTCCGCCTGCAGCCGCGAGGGATGCGCGCCGAACCAGTGACTCCGCGCGGGGCCGCCCGGTGCCTGCATGTCGTAGCCCAGCAGGACGA